TACGGCTGTAGTCAGGTTATTAGTTTCTGTGTATGACGTTAGATAAGACTGTAGGTCACTTATTTGTGACTCTGTAATAGTCAGTGCCGCCTGATGCTGTGTAATGCTACCCTCTGTAATATAAGCATTAGGTACGTTAACCCATGTAACGGCTGAGGATAAATCGTTTGTTTCTGTATATGACGTAAGGAATCTACCATCTAGGTCTGCGGTAACTGTTGCACCGCCTAACTTAGTCAATGTAAGTACACCGTCACTAGTATTAAAACTAGCTGATGTAACTTCTGTATTCTGGATTGTTGCTAAAGAGTTAGCCGCAGAAGTAGCTGAGGCTTCAGCGGAAGTAGCTGACGCACTGGCTTCATTTGCTTTAGTAGTAGCAGTCGTAGCCTGAGCAGTAACTTCCTGTAGAAAGGAATTGTCCGATGAACTTCCTGAGCCACCTACACCTCTAAATATAGCCATGAAACAATCCTATGTGATTAAAAAAGAAAAGGGGAAAGGGACTCCCGAATGGAAGCCCCTTAAGTACTACTAAGCGTTTACAGCGATGTTGAATGCCGCGTCTGGACGTAGAACAGCAGTGCCGTACAAAGTATCAGCAGTGTAAAGAGAACCTAAGAACTCTTGCTTGTACTGAGTTTGTGAACGAACACCTTGTTGCTCTGCTAGAACCATAGCGTCTTTGTGGAATAACATAGCTTGTTTAACGTCACCACCTGCGCCATTATCAGCGGCAGTTTCGATAACAGGACAGTTAGAAGAAACAAAGATGTCGATACCATACAAGTTACCGATTTGACCATTGTTTACAACTTTACCATCTACGAAGTCACTAGAAGAGTAACGGTCGATACCCATGATAGCGTTACGTACTGATGGTGGTACTACTAGACAACGATTGTCCATAGGTACGTCAGCATCATCCATTTTTTGAATTAGCTCACGGAAACCTGCATCGTTGAATACGTCACCTGCGGCTACAGAGTCTACAGCGTAAGCCTCAAGACCAGTGCTACCTGCGAAGTTGTAAGTACCAGTACCAACGTAATCACCACCGTTGTCACCGAAAGACTTACCTAGAGCAAACAAGTCAGAATCTACTTGCTTAGCTAGAGCATAACCTGCATCACCAGTGTAGAACTGACGAAGAGAAGCTAGTGCTTGTACGTCTGTGATGTCTTCGATTAGACGTGAGTACTCGAAGTGCTTGTCAATAACTACTTGTACTTCAGACTCAGTAGCGTTCTGAATGGTTACTGCCGCGCCTTCTGCTTTAGCATGAGCATCGCCACGAGTAGGCTTAGGAATGTGAAGGGTATCACCTTTCTTTCCTGCCATAGCCATTTTCTTAACGAGTGGTGCTAATACAAGGTTAGATTGATAAGCGGCAATAACCTCATCACTCCAGATTTCTGGGATGAAAGTTGCCGCGCTAGTGTTGTCTACTGCCCCGCCCATTGCGGGATAAGTTGAATCAGTCATTTTAATACTTCCTATATAATAATATTAGTTTCGTACCCTCCCTTCTTTATACGCTTGCATAATCTCATTTGATAGTGCTTGGTATCTGTCTGGGTCAGTACGCATTAGTTTAATAATGTCTGCGCGTCTGTAGACCTTCTTGGCTCTCTGTTCACCACTACCACGGGCATTGCCTGTAGATGCGGATTTAACAGATTGCTTTCGTTGTTGTTTCTCATTGGCGGCAGTTTGACTGACAACCTGTTGACGTTCCTTCCATAGGGAAAATAGTTCGTCAGCGGCATCTACATCATACTGTTGGTCTGCCTGTGCAAAGAGCCGTGTCCTAATCTTAGAACCCTTAATCCATTCAGCGAACTTAGCGTCCTGCAAAATCTCCTGCATCTCAGGGTGTTTTGTTTGCAGTGTAGCCATAGCTGTTGACTGTCGATACTGGTTGCTGATACTCTCAGCTTCCTTAATCTTCGGGTGATTATTAATTGCTCTCTCGACTGCCTTGTCGGGGTCAGAGAAAAAATCTACTTCTTCGTCAGCATTTGTTGCTTGTGTTTCAGTGTCGGTGAGTTGTGTCTGAATGTAGTCATCAACAACTTTGCGTAAGTCACCCACTTCAGAACTTTGTTTACCTAAAAGTTTCTCAGCCTCTTGGTGCATCCTTACTATCTCGGCTGTACTCTTTCCTTGATACTTTTCAGGTATGTCTGACTCAGGTTCTTCAAGAGTTGCCTCTGGTTCTTGAGGTTCTTGTTCTAGCGTTGTGTCAATGTCGTTCTCTTCTACGTCTTCTGGACGCTCATCTATTAGTCTTGCCATTATTAAACTCCGTGATTAATATCATTATGGAGGTGTATTAAGTGTAAGGGTTCTATGGTCGAGAGTTAACCTTACGTTATTGTGTTACGTCTTGTTAGCGTTCATGTGTGACTCTCTTTGTCTAGCCCACTTCCGTGTTTCCTTCCAAGAGTCTTTACCACGATTAACTTTTACAGGTGTAACAATCTTTCTAGCCTTCAACTCACAATCAGGACAATCAACTTCTTCTACGTCTGAGTCTCTGAGGAACTCGTTGACGTGTCCGTTGTCACATTGAAAGTCGTATAAACGTCTCATTCTTCTAAGTCGTCTTGTTCTTCTTGTTGTTGTTTAGCTGTTTCTATCTGTGACTCTAGGTTCAGCATATTAGCCATGACTACAAGTTGTCCCTTACGAAAGTAAAGGTCTTTGTCGTCTTTACAGGCTTCTACGGAGTTGACCTGTTCTGCACTTCCTTTAAAGTCTTGCATTAAGTTCTTCCAACCATCTGAACGGAACATCTCTTCAAAGGAACGATAGTACTTCTCTAGTTCTACATCAGTCATCTACTGTTTCTCCCTATAGGACAGCTTTAATTAATAATTTAAATAACATACTTAATGTATATTATAGTAATATTATACCATAGTTTACTAAGAATGTCAAGTACTATTTACGATGTCTTGCTGTTTTCTTTGCAATCTTTTTAGGTTGTTTACTTACTTGTTTACCCGCTTTGGTGTCAGCACGTTTCTTACGTGTCGTAGCGGCATATTCCTTCTTGGTCAAAGCCTGTCGTGCCTTCTTGGGTAAGTAACGCTCACCAGTAGCTTTCTTGCCTTGCGTACTGGGTTTGCCTGACTTAGTTCCCCATTCCTCTTTAGTCCACTTCTTAAGGCTTTTCTGTGACTTCTTTAGTGGCATTACTTGTACCCTCCACCTTTAGCTTTGTACTCTTTAGCGAGCATCTGTGCCTTCCTAGCAGACCACTGTCCTGCTTTACCACCCTTAGTACCTGCTTTGATTCTATTAAACAGGTTCTTACGCATGGTAGGCTTAGTGTAGTTACCCGCCTTGTTTACTGTGGATTTCTTTTTAACTGGCATAATTACTTGCCTTTTTTCATTGGCTTCTTTTTAGGTTTAGCTGTAGTTTTCTTCTTAGGTGGTCTTCCTACTTTACTACCGTATGTACCTTTACCGTATGGCATAGTTATCTCCTATTTTTTACCTGTAACAGTAATTACTTTATTACCGTCTTCATTAGTTTTTTTAGTTCCTAAACCACGTCTATTGAGTGCGCCCTGTAAATCTTCTGAAAAAGAAATATCACCGCCTTGTTTACGTCCATACTCTAAAGCGGCATTAAAACCCTGACGCTGTGCTTCCGTGTATCCTGCTTCTTTTGCTTCTTCTTTTGTTACGTTTCTTCCCGTAAAAAGATAAAATTCAAAATCATTCCTACCTTTAAGTCGTTCGTATGTTTTTTTAGCACTCATGTTTACTTCCTAATTACCATTTGACTTTATCAGCCCAATAAGCCGCAGACATTTTACCTTTGGATATGTTTCTACCATGTCTAGCTTTAAAGGACTTACGTTTAGCTTTCATTTTAGCGGATTCACCTGACTTAGGTTTACCCGCAGTCTTTGCTCCCTGCTCACCAAAGCGTATGGTCTTAACCTTGTCACCTTCCTTAGCAACCACCACATGAGACTTCTTAGGGTGACTAGGTGTACGCTTAGGCTTGTTAAAGCCAGAGACTCCTGCTCTAGCTAGTCTTGGGTCTTTTTTTGTTGGCATTAGACTTCTCCTTGAGGGATTCCTTGAGGTCTTGGACTTCCGCTTCCAATGCCGCTAGCTTCTGGTCTTGGCTCTTGAATGCCTTGTTCACCTGCTCCAATGCCTCGTTGAACTGACGCTGTGTTATCATTTGCTTTTCCTTGTTGGGTTTCTTTAACAGCTACTTCACGTTCTTTTAGTAACTGCTCTGATATTTTAAGACGCTTCTGGAACTCTTTGTCATCTGCATCGCCTGACTTAAGGTTAGCCGTAACAGCCTTGATACGGTCAATCTCAAGCTCCTGTGGTACAACACTAGCCTCTGCCGCGAGTTTCTGCGCTCTAGCCTGTGACTCAAACGCTTGACCTTGTAGTGCCGCAGTCTGTGACTTCTGGAACTCAACCTGTGCCTGTTGCATAGCTTGTTGTGCTTGCTGTGCTTGTGGGTTAGGCTGATTAGCTTGTTGCAACGCAGAGATAAGTTCTTCACGGTTAGACAAGTTCATGTTATCAATGATTGACATAATCAACTGTGA